CCCATCAAACACCTATGTTGCGATCATCGAGGCCTTGCGCGCGTCTGGCAAGAAGGCGCCTCCCTCGTTGTGGGGCATGAAAACGCCAGCGGACCAATGCCAAACTAATCAAGCAGAGGAGGATTCGCATGCCTCGTAATTTCGGAACCTCCTACCGTCCCAACGAACACTATATGCGCGGGCCCGGACCAGCCAGCGCACAGAACGCGCGCAACATCCTCAAGACTAACGCGCGTCCGGCGTCCCTTGTTCATGCCCCGGCTTGGGACGCCGGCCCTCCTTTCGTATTCAGCCATGCTGAGTTTCTTGCCGATATCGCTACTTCACAAACGCTGAAGAACCTCGCGACTACGGCATTTTCCTTTTTCATGCTCGGTCTCGTGGCGCTGCCTTTCTTCCTCGGCGCCGCGATCTGGGCGTTGTTCTTCTAGTCGTCTGACAAGCCGCGCGGCTGCAACTGCGATCGGCTCGAACAGATCGTCATCTGGCTGAACGATTTATCAACGGGAGGATCTATGGAACTGACACCAACGCAGATCGAATGCATGGAGAAACACAAGGCGTTTCGAGCCAAGATCGCGCGCCAAGCAAAGCCGGATACCGGGATTTCATGTCCATCGGCTTCGGCAAAGGTTCCTCTGATCACACTGATCGAACCTGACATCACGGCTTGGGTCGAGCGTCAGAACGAAATCCCCCTACCTCCGCCGAAGGAACCTTGGTTTCACATCATCGAGGAAATCGGTGACACCGGCATATCAATTCCTGAAATTCAGCGAGCGGTGGCAAAGGATTACAACATCCAGCTCAAGTACATGCTGAGCCAAAGACGACAAGCCTCGATCGTCCGTCCGCGCCAAGTCGCGATGTACCTTGCCAAGGAAATGACGACCTCAACCCTCCCCATGATCGGCCGTAAATTCGAAGGCCGCGATCATACCACCATCATGCACGCCGTTCGCAAGATCGCTCGCCTCTATCGGGAGGACGACGAACTCATGGCGCGGATCGAGCGGCTGAAAGCATCCATTACGGAGCGGCACAATGAACGACATTTTCACAACGCTGCGCCGGCTGCGGCGCCTTCCAAGACCGCACCGGATCGCGTTTCTCCAGTCGCTCACAGCCCTGGAGCCGCCGCGCTCCATTCGCCGAGGTGAGCTGGAAGCCGCTTTGAAATACGAAATGACGGCGCAGATCCGCAAGGAAAACAGGAGATCTGCTTGAAAGAGGGGATCGCAAAAAAGAGGAAGACGGCCGCTTCATGGTCTGAGGAAAAAATTGAACGCCTTCGGCAACTAGCATCTGAAGGCCTATCATCTAAGACTATTGGGCAGCAGATCGGCTGTTCTCAATCCAATGTTAGCCATCGTGCAAAAAGGCATGAGATTAAACTTCATTGCACAAATAGCACTGGAGGAATGAAAAGAGGGCGTCCATTGCGCCATCCTTTTATCGATGGTGAAGTTGGTAAGATCCCTCTGACTAAGGGTCTTTTTGCAATTATCGACATTGCCGATATTCCTCTTGTTTCTGGTCGGAACTGGTTTGCTTCCAAGCGCACGGAGGGAAGCATTTATGTTGCAACTGCACGATATGCGGGGAATCCCCAAATTCATTTGCATAGGTTTCTGACCGGAACACCCATCGAGTTTTGTGTCGACCACAAAGATGGAGATCCGTTGAATAATAGACGTGGGAATCTTCGTGTCTGCACCTACGCTGAGAACTGCTTTAACAAAAGAATGAATCGTAGGAATACATCTGGGCAAACCGGGGTAACACGGCGCCGCAATAAGTGGTCGGCGTTCATACATGTGCGCGATCAAACTATTCGATTAGGGATATTTGTTCAGTTTGAAGACGCCGTTAAGGCGAGAAAATTGGCGGAAATCAAATATTTTGGCGAATTTGCGAGAGCTTCATGAGCCATCTGCGCAAATCAGTTTCTACGCTCGGGATAGAACGATGGTGGGAATGCGGATGGGCATACGTCATGCCAGATTTTGATCACAGCGGACACTCAATTATCGAATGGCTTGGTTATGAAAAACCAATCGAACCAAGTTCTTCAGTTGCCCTGCGTGAATATTCACAGAACGAGGAACCACATGAGCGAACTTCAAACGGCGCCGGCCGCTGGCCACAATAGCTTCTCAAAGGATCAGCTTCAATCGATCATTGAGCGGGTGGAGCGGCTCGAGGAAGATCGCAAGGCGATCGGAGACGACATCCGCGATATCTACGCTGAGAGCAAATCTAACGGCTACGACTGCAAGGCGCTTCGGGCCATCGTCCGCATGCGCCGGCAAGATCCAAATGAACGCCAGGAGGCTGAGACGATCCTGGAGACCTATATGCACGCTTTGAATATGATCTGATGAGCAAAAAGACTGACCTGTGGATGCCTCTTTATGTTGGCGATTATCTCGCTGACACGGGTCATCTGTCGACTACGCAGCACGGGGCCTACTTGCTCCTGCTGATGCACTATTGGCGTAAGCGCGAACTCCCCACCGATGACAAGCAACTAGCAGCAATTGCTAAGCTACCGCTGCGCATTTGGTTGGACAGCAAGGAGACGATCCAAGCGTTCTTTTACATGGGTTGGCAGCACAAACGCCTTGAAGCTGAGCTGGAGAAGCGTGCAAAGGTAGCAAATGCTAGGGCAATTGCTGGGCAAAAGGGCGGTTCCAGGACACAGATGAACAGCTTCATAGCGAAAGCAAATGCTCCGTTTTGCTCAAGCATGACACATACACAAAGAAATATAACTACTACTGTCTCTGAGGATAGACGATCTCGGCCTTTGATCAGCACCGAAGCCTTGTCGAAATTGAAAGGGGTCTAGCAATGGATAAACAAACGGCAATTTCCGAATGTCGAAATCTTGAAGAAGAATGCAGATTGCTTGCTGAAGCATTTCGTCCATCAGCATCAGCCGGACAGACGATGGTTATTCCGGTTTCCTTGGCCCGTCAGCTTGCGGAATCTCTTGAGCTTTGCGCGGCGGTCATGGGGAAAATTGCTGCTGAGGGACTGCAGCAATGATCAGAGATCCATCGGACGGATCGGTCCGCCCACCTTTGAGCGATAAGTCATTGGAATTGCTAAATGTGGAAGCCAAGACAGTGTCCAGCGGTCCGCCCGTCCCATCCGGCCTTCCGACAGCATCCACCCGGCCGCAAATGATTGCAAAGCTTGAGAAATCCCGCGAATGGCTGAAGAACTATCACGAGCAGAAAGGCATGAAATGAACGAGACTGTCCTTTGGCCTCGCAAACGACCGCAGATGTATACACCGGATCGAGACGCATTCCTGCGCGAGAATATTGGCATTGACCCTGCCATCTTGGCTGACGAACTCGGCTTAAGCACGCGGTTTGTCTACTGCTACCAGCGCAAGCTAGGGCTTCGGCGTTGCACCTCGCACGTCAAGGGAATTACGCGATGACCCGTCAGAAGCGCCGACAGCCCTATGATCCCGCCGCAGTCAAAATTCATGATCGGCGCGCCACGGATTTCAATCGCGGCATTGGCGGCCATGTCGCCCCAATCGAGGTCGACGATCCTCTCGAACAAGGGGTCAAACTTATGGTCATGCGCTCGACCCGTGGCGACCCTTTGGGAGACCAGCATGCGCGCAAAACCATCTCTGAAGCGCAGTACCAGGCTGGCAGATCATTTCAACAGGACTTTGAAACGGCAGAGAACGGCCCTAGAGCGATTGATCCGGGCAAGGAGTACGTGGATGGCGGGGCACTGCCAGAACCTATCAGTGAGCTTCGTATGCGATCTGTGGCCCGTTTGAACAAGATCGAAGCTGCACTCGGAATCGAGGGGTCGGCCATCGTGCATCAGGTTCTTGTCTTTGGCTGGACCATGCGAGCCATTGCCGGCGCTCGCGGGCTCTACGGACGAAGCTGGGACGATTATTTTGGGAAACGGTTTCGCTGCGCCCTCGACACCATGGCGGTGATTTACGGACTGGCAATGCGGTGAGTGAAAATCAGCAGATAAAGGAAGCCAAATGAGCCTCAACGAGGAACAGCGCGATTACCTGGAGTATCTAGCGACCGTGCCAGTTGAGGATAAATGCTGGTGCGGCTGGTACATGGCCAATGAATGCCCGAACTGCCGGGGTCGTGGCACGCTCGCGGATCGTCTCAAAGTCCAATGCGCCGGCTGTGACAACTACCCCTCGCTGTTCGATCGGACCAAGATCACTCACCGCATTGGATGCAAGACGCCAGATTGGCAGCCTTCGCCTTAATCAGCAGTTAAAGGAAGTTTGATGCGCCCGATTGCTATCGACCTATGTTGCAAAGCTGGCGGCGTGTCCGTTGGGCTGCATCGTGCTGGCTTCCGCGTCATTGGCGTCGATATCGAGCCGCAACCCCACTATCCGTTCGAGTTCATCCAAGCCGACGCCCTGACATTCCCCTTGAACGGTTTTCCGTTCGTCTGGGCAAGCCCACACTGCCAAGGCTACACAGCCATGCGCCACGCCCCCGGCGCGATCGGGAAGCCGAGGCAGATTCCGCTGTTCCGCGCCAGGATGCCGAAGGACGCGCTGTGGGCCATCGAGAACGTTGAGGAAGCCGCGTGGGACATGGAAAGTCCGGTCACGCTTTGCGGGTCTATGTTTAACCTTGGGGCTCAAGGCTGCCAGCTTCGACGTCACCGTCTGATCGAAACGAATTTTACGCTCAACCAGCCACCATGCGATCATAACAATAGGCCGGTTATAGGCATCTACGGCGGTCATGCGCGCCGCAGGGCGGCCTCGGCAGGTGGCCGTGGCACGCAGGACGTATGGGAAGGCGGCCACAAGGCAGCGGCGTCAGAGGCTATGGGAATAGACTGGATGACGCTCGGAGAGTTGAGCGAAGCTATCCCGCCAGCGTATGCCGAATTTGTAGGACGAGAAGCGATGAAGATCATTCAGCCGATGCGCGCGGAGGCGGCCGAGTAATTTACGTTAACATCACAGGAAAATGTGCACAACTTCAGAAAAGATTGCCCCCGGGGCAAATCAGTGCAACTGACTATAATCGCAAGCGAGATTTGTGGTTTGGTCCCGGATGGCCATGCTCCTCCCCGTGCCGCCGCCCCGTATGGTCCTCCCTGTACGGCCTTGGTGAAAGCCAAGGGGGATCGCCAAATTCAAAGAGGTCATCATGCCGCTTAAGAAAGGCGCCAAGCCCGGCTCCAAGGGTTTCTCATCCAACATCAAGGCTGAAATGACCGCAGGTCGCCCGCAAAAGCAGGCCGTTGCGATTGCCTATTCGGAAGCTGGTGAAAAGCGCAAGCCGGCCAAATCACGTCCTATCGGTATACTGGGCGGCATCGGAAAGAGATAATCCATGAATGATCGTGACATGAGATTGGAATGCCTCAAGCTCGCTTCGATTTTTATTCCAGGTAGACCAGCGAATCCGGATCCCGAGAACGTCATGAAAATGGCTCAGCGGATGTTCGATTTTGTATGGGGAAATGGCCTTCCATCTGGAATTAACGAACCTGCTCGGCGAGAAGCTCCAATCACCAACATGATCGGGGCTCAGGGTGGAAATCGAATAGATAGCCCAAACTGATCCAAATGGCTAAAACCCCAGCAGAAATTCGTTCTTTCGCGCGCCAGCATACGCAAGCGGCTCTTAACGTGTTGGCCGGCATCATGAATGAGCCGAAAGCGCCTGAAACTGCCAGGATTTCTGCAGCCAATAGCCTGCTTGACCGAGGATGGGGAAAAGCTGCCCAAATCCTTCATGGAGATGAAGACGGTGGACCGGTTGTTATCACGTGGCAACGATAGTCATTCCCTATCGGCCGCGACCGCAGTTCGAAGCCTATCACGACCGCACTGAACGCTTTGCCAAGATCGTCGCCCACCGTCGTTTCGGTAAAACCGTTGGCTGCATCAATGACAAGATCAAGGCCGCGCTGACCAACACCAGGCAGCATCCACCACCGCGCTATGCCTATATTGCTCCAACCTATGCGCAGGCTAAGGACGTGGCTTGGAGTTACCTGAAGTACTATTCATCGCCCATCCCAGGGATTGACCCGCGCGAATCTGACCTGAGCGTTGAATACCCGAATGGAGCTCGCATCAGGCTTTATGGCGCGGATAATTATGATCGCCTTCGCGGCCTATATCATGATGGCGTTACGATCGACGAGCCAGCGCTCATGGACCCGAGGGCATGGCCTGAGGTTATTCGACCGACTCTTTCGGATTATTCTGGCTGGGCTACTTTTATTGGAACTCCTGCGGGCCGTGACTGGTTCTACAAGGTAGATCGTTTGGAGGATGGTCGAGCGGCCGATGGCTGGTTCCGGCGCATTCTGAAGGCTAGCGAAACCGGCATCATTCCAGCAGAGGAACTCGCAAGCCTCAAGGAGGGACTGACCCAGGATCAATACGACCGCGAGTTCGAATGTTCGTTCGATGCGGCAATCATCGGTGCTTATTACGCGCAGATGATGGCGAAGGCCCAAGCTGACGGCCGGATTGGACGGGTAGCGGCGGATCCACTGCTGCCGCTGCGGGCGTTCCACGACATAGGTGGATCTGGCGGTTTAGCAGATGCCTACACCATCTGGATTACCCAATGGGTGGGGCAGGAAATCCGCGTTCTCGACTATTACGAGTCGGTCGGGCAAGTCCTCGCCTATCATGTCAACTGGATGCGAGCTCGAGGCTATGAGGCGGCAATCAACTACCTGCCGCATGATGGTGTAGAGTCCGACAAGATCACCGGCAAGAAATATGAGGATCACTGGCGCGATGCCGGGTTCAAGGTTGAGCCGCCGGTCAAGAATCAGGGCAAGGGAGCTGCGCTCCGACGTGTCGAAGCGTTGCGGCGCATTGGAGGAAAGATCTGGTGGAACGAGGCAACGACGGAACCTGGCCGCAATGCGCTGGTTCATTATCATGAAAAACGGGACGAGGTTCGCAATGTCGGCCTTGGCCCGGAGCATAACTGGGCAAGCCATGCAGCAGATTCAATCGGCATGATGGCGATTTGCTATCAGCCGCCGGCCAATGAGGCAAATTTCAACCGAGCGATGTCTTACGAAAACAGGGGCTGGAGATGATAAGATTCTTAATGTCACTTGTTCCAACCAGCAGATTAAAGGCGCTAGGTAATCTCTATAGGTTCCATCATAATGAGGAGTGGAATAAGCAAGATCATATTTGGTGGACCGTAACGCTTCCCCGGCAAGACGCTATCAACCGTGATCTGGAAAATCAAAAAATGAACAGGCTTGCCGATGAAATCGCTGGCCGTGTCGCAGACAGGATTGGCGCTGAATGGCGATGTCACCAGAATTGATCCGCGCGAAGTGCCTGACGCTCGGAACCCAGACGGCGGCAAATGCCGAAGCAGTGGTCGCGGCCGCCAAGCTCTATGTCGAGTTCATCGGGACTGACGAGGCGGATTTCGCCAACAGGTATTCGGCACTGCTGGCAATGACCACGCTGATTCCAGCCATTCGCAACCCGCTCGAGATCGTCAACGGCGCCGGCGTCCTCTACCGGTATGGCAAGGGCGAGGACTGACTTTGCCAAAAATGGACCTGACTGATCTCAAGGCGATGCTTTCGGCTGAAAAGGCCAACTCGCTCGCCGCGATGTCAGCAGCCCAGCTCATGGAAGAACGCGCCAGGGCGATGGAATACTATCTCGGCGACATGTCCCAGGACATGCCGGCGCAGGATGGCCGGTCGCGGGCAGTGTCCACCGACGTCTCTGATGTTATCGAGGGCATGCTCCCGCACCTGATGGACATCTTTGCGGGATCTGACGAAGTTGTGAGGTTTGAGCCTGTCGGCCCAGAGGACGAGGAAGCGGCGCAGCAGGAAACCGATTACGTCAACCACGTCTTCATGCAGCAGAATCCAGGCTTCATGGTGCTGTATTCGTTCATCAAGGACGGGCTGCTGAGCAAAACAGGACTGGTCAAAGTCTGGTGGGACGAGGACGAGCGCGAGGAACGGGAAACCTACTACGACCTGACCGAAGATCAATATGCGCTGCTCGTCCAGGCCGTTGATATGTCGGATGGCGCCATGAAGATCGTGGCGCACTCGCAGGAGGGTGAAGCGCAGGAGGCTGCGGAGCCTAAGGAAGAGAGTGAGCCAGCATGATCTATGTTGCAATCTATCTCTATCTGATGGGAGCCACTACTATGTGGTGGTTTGCCAGATCGACATACCATCCTAAAGCCGGCAAAGCACTCGCTGTCGTGTTCTGGCCGGTAATTGTCCCAGCAGCGGCGTTGTGGGCCTAATGGACGCCATGACGCCTGCTGCCATGCTGGCGCCACCCACGCCCCAGCAGCAGATGGCTGCGATGCCTCCAGTTCCGCCTAAGCCTGTCACGCATGATGTCACTATCATCACCACCCGCAAGCTGGCGCGGGCCAGGGTTATGGGAGTTCCCCCGGAAGAGTTCGGGATCGAGCGCGCAGCGCGCAACATCAAGGATTGCAATTACTGCTTCCATGAAGTTGTGACCAAAACGCGGGGACAGCTGATCAATGAGGGATTCGATCGGGACCAGGTTCTCGGCCTGACAGCGTTCAGCGGCCAGAGCCCGAACAACGTTGAAACCCTGGCCCGAGATTCGGTCCAGGAGCATTTCATCACGTCATCTGATGTCGATGCTCTGATGCAATTGGTTCGCATCACCGAGCACTATATCAGGATGGACTACGAGGGGCGGGGAACTCCATGTCTTTACATGGTGATAACCGGAGGTGATCAGGCCGACATCCTGAAAAAAAGCGGAAAAGAGGTTGTCGAGCCGGTTGATGTGATTCCGTTCGCCGCGACCACTCCGGTTCCGATCACGCATCGATTCTTTGGCCGGTCGATGGCTGATCTCGTCATGCCAGCGCAGCGGGAAAAGACGGCCTTAAAGCGGGGGGCACTTGATAACCTATACCTGCACAATAACCCGCGAGTTGAAGTGGCTGAGCAGAATGCTGGCCCTAATACTCTTGATGATCTGCTTGTTTCTCGTCCTGGCGGCGTGGTTCGAACGAAAACGACAGGGGGTCTGAACTGGCAGACCGTGCCTGACATCACGTCTTCGATCTATCCCATGATGCAATATCTTGACGCTGAGCTCGAGGCACGTACCGGCTTGGCCAAGCAGACGCAGGGCCTAGATGCCAACGCGCTGCAAAACCAGTCGGCTACCGCAGTGGCTCAGGTATTCTCGGCCTCTCAGATGCGGGTCAAGCTGGTGGCCCGGATCATGGCCGAGGGCGTGCGGGAAATCTTCGCGCTACTGCACCATACAATCAGATCGCACGGGCAGGAGCAGCAAACCGTCCGGCTTCGCAATAAATGGGTGCCAGTCGATCCGCGCAACTGGAAAACCCGCGACGACATGACAATTAACGTCGGTTTGGGATCGGGTGGAAAAGCCCAGCAGTTCGCTCAGACCATGGCGATAGCTAATGTTCAGAAGGAAATGCTGGCTGGCGGCAAGTCGAATTTGGTTGGAGATCGGGAGCTATATAACACTGCGTCCGAGCTCACCAAGATCATGGGCCACAAGAACCCGGATCAGTTTTTCAATGATCCCACCGCCAAAGATCCTAAGACCGGGCAATTGCTGCATCCGCCTGCTCCGCCTGCACCTGATCCTAAATTGCAGGTCGAGCAGCTCAAGCAGCAGGGTCAACAGCAGATCGCCCAGCAGAAACAGGCTCATGATCAGGCCACCGCTCAAGCTGACATGCTTCATCAGCAGATCAAAGCTCAGGCTGATATCGAGGTTGCCAAGGTCAAGGCCGATCTCGACGCCAAGATTGCGATCATCAACGCGCATATCGCGGCGATCCAAGCCGAGCAGAAAATGCGTCAGGGAGCTCAGTCGCATCATGCCGACGTTGTTTCGAAGGTCGTCGATATGGCGGCTACAGCCCATGCCCATGATACGAAAATGGAACATGCTCAAGCTACGCATGAGGCAAAATTAGAGCAGATGAGGCAGAAACCGGAGCCAAACAATGCAAAATGATGAAGACCTGATCAAGTTTCTCCGCGACAAGACCCACATGGCGCGCTTTGGACAGGGCGAGATCAAGGAAATCCTAGAGCGGCTCCGCTCGGAGGGTTGGGAGATTGGACGGGCGCCAGAGGGATTGCCAGCGCTGTCAGTTCCAATCGCTGATAAGACCCCGGAGGGATGGCCCAATGTTGTGCCTCCGAGCATGGCTACGGATGGTCCGCAGTACTACGTTGCGCTCTCTGGCGAGATCGAGCGATCCGACGCGGTCAACGAGCCGGTAAACGCCCAAGTCGAGGGTGGAGATGTCCCGGATGAGGACAAAATCATCTGATGATCGACGAGCACAAGCTTCTTCGCGATCAGGCCAAAGCCTCTCGCGCACAGGACTTGATCGAGAACGAACTGCTTCAGGAAGCCTTCAAGACGCTTGAGGACGCCTACACTTCGGCCTGGCG